TAATTTCAAACGAAAAGATGTTAGGTTTTCCGCCGGGAGATTAGAATGCCAAAGATAGACATGAAAGACATTAAAGCTTTAGCAAGTGTATTGCCTACTGTTTTGAATCCGGGCGTAGGTGCTATGGTAAAAATAGCTACTCAAGCTGTAAAGAAAGGCGGGACAACGCCTACACCAACTACAGATAATACTAAGAAAAAGAAAAAAGATCCTGTAGGTGTATCATATGACCCAGCGCAATTAGGCCAAAAGAATATGCGGGTAGGGCGCTATGCCCATGGCGGCAAAGTAGATCATAAAAGCATTAGCGCCTGTGAAAAATCTATGAGTAAAAAACGTGGTCGCTAAAAAGAAAACAAAGAGTAGAGTTAATGAAGCAGGAAACTACACTAAGCCAGCGTTACGCAAGCGCCTGTTTGAAAAGATTAAGGCGGGTAGTAAAGGTGGTAAGGCAGGCCAGTGGTCAGCACGTAAAGCTCAGATGCTTGCTAAAGCCTACAAAGACGCAGGCGGTGGTTACAAAAGCTAATTTTTATATCAGTTTATTTTTCTATTCTTGAGCAAAAGAAAAAGAAACAAAAGAATAAGGAAGGGCTGAAGAAAAACAAACAAAAAAATATTGGCAAGGTTATAACCCATTCCGGTTATATCACCAAACCATGCAATAGCTAAAACACACCAATCAAAAAATTCATTAACAAAGGGTAAAGTACTCATGGCGCTTAAAAAACCTCAACAAAATTTAAATAACTGGACAAAAGAAGATTGGGGTACTAAGTCTGGCAATCCTTCTACGCAAGGCCCAAAGGCTACAGGTGAACGCTATCTTCCTAAAAGTGCTAGAGAATCCCTAAGCTCTTCTGAGTACGCCGCAACGTCTGCAAAGAAAAGGGCCGATACTGCGGCAGGCAAACAGTTTTCTAAACAGCCTGAAAAGATTGCTAAGAAAACTAAACGCCATAGATCTACTGCAAAACATGGTGGGCTTATGAAGAACGCCATGCCAAAAGGAAAGCCCTGTTAATCTATAATTAATTCTCTAATCTTACGAGCCATTACTTTTACTTCCCTCAAGACTTCTTCTTCTTCTTCAAAGTCTTCATTATTAATTAATGATACATCGTATCTAATTCTGTTTAGAGCATAGGCAGTATCTGTCATGTCTCTATATCCTGCTGGCGTTAGGCCAGAAAAAGAAAATATATCTGAACACATTAAGTCAGAGTTTGTGTGGTAGGTTCCGTGATGTCCATAAGACATGATGTCATCATAAACACCACATATATTATTCCAACCATGTCCAAAGTCAGGGAAAATATATCCTGTTGCCTGATAAGCTTGATTTTCTGGGCCATGTGCAAGACCTACTGAATGTCCTATTTCATGTAGGTCTGTGTATACAGTACAGCGGGACATAGAAGACGGTGGTTGTCCTTCTTTAAAAGACTTATTGGGATAAGCAACGCCACAAGTATCAGGATAAGATGTGCCATAGGCCAACACAACATCTACAGGAAGTTGATGAGCTTGGCGCTCTACGTCTTTCAGTTTGTGATAGTGTGAAATCCATAGTTCTTTCAGTTCATATCTAATGTGAACACCAGATTTTTCGTAGATGTTATTGTATTTATCTACCCTTCTCTGCCACTTGTCCCAAGCTTCTGGATATTCACGTACAAAATCTATGGGTATATCTATTCCATATTCAGTGTGAGAAGCGTACACTAAAACGCCTAGCTCCCAAGTTACTATAGTATCATCATCATCACCATAGTAAATAAAGCCGTCGCTTGGCCCACTAAAAGTATAGCCTAGACAATCTAAGCCGCCGCTTCTAGGACAGCGCGGTTCTTCTTCTATACGGAATTGTATTTCTTTTACACCTAACGTAAAGATACCATCGCCTGTACGACCATCTCCAAAGATGTGGACAGTATCTCTACCGACTCTAACAGCTTCACCTATAGTGGTTGAGTGATGCACCATGCCCCAAGGCTCATTGCGGCCCAACATATCTTGGTAGTCTACATTAACTATTGCAGGATCAAACCTGTCTCCGGCTTCCTTTTCCATCGACAGGTTTAAGTAACGACGAAAGCCACACTTTCTAGATTTAGGATCTTTTGTTGAATAGCGATTACCGCCAGCGTCTTCGTAGATAAACCACTGAACGCCGGGATAGTCTTTAGAACATCCCGTCTTTACTAATGTATCCGCTACAGCACTATAAGATAGAATTAAAAAAAGAATAAACCTAATCATTAGAGTATTCTATTGATAGCATCTATGTCTGCTTCAATCTTAGAGTGCATATCCCCCGTGTTTTCTTTAAAGGACTTTATTGCCGCACGAACTAGTATCTGAGTTTCTTCTTCACGAAATATCTTAGCGATATGTTCGTCAGGAAGTTCAGTAGCTTCGGTGACAAAAAGCCCTTCTGAATCTATCAGGATGCGGAAGCCTATTATTGTTGCATCCTTCTGAGCCATTAGAGTTCGCAAGCACCGCCAACACAAGCTAGTGTCTGAGCGCCCTCAGTAAAATCATCTGACTCATTGAGATCCCAATTAAATTCTTGTGGGAATCCTTTCATCATCTGATTGTATTCTTTCTCTGTGATCTGCTCGTAGGGTGCTTGAGCATATGTGTGTTCGTCATACGGTAAGAAACTAATACCAGAGACTGTATCAAAGTTATTGTATACCCAATTTCCAATCTCAAGGAAGTCAGAGTCACGATAGTATACAGTAATACTGGGCTTGTGTTCACACCAATGTTCTTGGTATGCGGCCCATAGTTCTAACTGCTCCATACCAGACTGCTCTGAGGCGAACACAGCGCCCTCTGGAGCCTTCTTAGGGAAGGAGAATACCTTAGTACTGGGTGAGAAGTTATCAAGCTCACAAGGCACACCAGCGTCTTCTAAGACCTTACAGAGTGGATCTCGTACATCAGCCCTGACCCGACGAATATAGAAAGGGGCATAGCGTCCGTGGATGCCTGACGCAGAATCTACCATTTGGGAAACCGTACCGCTAGGCTTAACGCAAGTGATAGCCGCGCTCTGAGGAATGCCTAATCTTTCTGCCCAGATCTTATTAGTCTCGACGGCCTCTTCACGCAGAGTTTCCAGAAGCTTATTAAGATTCTTATTCTCTAAAGTCATAAGAGGATTATCTAGAATACCAGTAAGACTAACGCCCAACAAAGATTCTTCTTCTGTATTAGTTTTCCAGATACTTCTCAGGTAGCGGAAGTTCGTGAGCGTGGCTTGGAGAGTACCCAAGATAGTCGCAATTCGTACTTTTCTCCGAAGAGTGTTAAGTGTATCTTTCGGTCTGACGACAACTTCTGAAAGGTTGCAGAATTGATTTGGTCTAAGGATGATTTCACTGCATGGGTTCGTTCCGAAATCTCTGTCACTATCTCGTCTACCGTTTCTTGAAGCTTGTTTTTTACTAGCCGCACGGCTGAATATTCCTCGTTCTCCACTTTGTGATTCATGTAAGCTACTCCATTCTGTACTAAATAAATTAAAGGAAGGCTTGCTAGTATAGCAGGCACTGTTATTTGCAAGGCCACGCTGTGGTTCTGTATTGTACCAAGCACCGTGCTTTGCTTGACGGATATCATCATCCGATAGATCAGAGAGGCTGATAAGCGCAGAGCGCCTAACCCCACCTACAACAACTATTTGAGCGATTTTACAGCAAAGATCGTGGCATTCAAGGGGCGTAAGCTTTCGTCCAGCCGCTCCTTTAAATAATCTAACTGCAAATTTGAAGAGTTCAACAAGAGGTTCTGGGCCGCTTGCTCGACCTCCAAAAGTTTTAAGGCTGGAACCCGCAGGTCGAACTCTAGATGTATCCCATTCTGGTATTTGACCTGAATACAGCAACGAAACCAATTCCCTAAACGATTTCGCCCATCCAATTTTTGAATCTGGTATATGTATGACTGTATCTGTTGCATGGAAATCCTCTGCAATCTCTGGAAGCTTAGAAACATACTGCTCTTCAACACTGAAGCCGACGCCTGTACCACACATAAGTACATACATCATCTCGTCAAAAGCACGAGGGCTATCAATAGCAAGATAACTACAATTAAAGCCTGCTACATTGTCACGATCTAAAGCTTCGCCAGCGGTCATCAAGGCTCGCATGGATGGCATAACTTCCAAGCCATGAATAGCTTTGTAAATTTCTTTTTGCTCGTCTACGTCTAGCTTATCGCCCCAATAATTTACATAACGATTAACTGTTTCTTCCCATGTCTCGCGGCGTTCTTCGTGTGGAAGATATCTAGCGTAACGACTCTTGTGAATATAAGACTCATACGAACCAAGCTCATTTGTTTCAAAAGTACTCATCTTTAGCCTCAGTTATCAAGTGGAAGTGATGTGTGCATTTCTTTTGCAAAGTCATAGGCTTCGTCAGCCGTAGCAAAAATCATTTTCTTGCTGGCCCAATCACCATCTTCAGAGCGCCCAGAAATCTCTACCATATAGCCATTTGAATAACGATAGACCTCAAGACGCTCATTAATTTTAGCAAGACTTGCTTCACTCATAATAACTCTCCTCATTATAATATCACGTTCATCATCAGTGTAGTTAGACCAGAAAATAATTTCTGTTAGTGTGCGATGACAGCCAACACAAATATCATTCTCTGTTTTACATACAGAAATACAAGGTGTTTTCATTCCATATCATCAATAACATTTAGGTCATTAATATTTAATTTGTATTTGTTCCTTTTCTTCAGTGGTTTCAATCGGGCTTCATCTTTTTCCTCGTGCTTTTTTCTTTTATGGCGACTGAACTTTTCTAGTCGCTCCCGCTTGCGATCATTCATCATCACCTATGCTTCCTCTCTTTGAAACATCTATCCAATCTTCTGGGATGCTATCCTCAGAAAACCATCTAAAGCCTTTAGAAGAGGCCCACTCAGCGTGATTTCGTCTTGTACCATCTCTACGGCGCTTTGCTTGGGGCATTGGTGCATTGGGGTCAGCAAACAAAAAGACCAGTTCAATATTTTCTGGTAAAGCTTTTGCAATCCACACATACTTATTGTATTCATTATGATCCCAGAAGCGCCCTTTCGCTTCCAGATATATTTTTTTGCCATCTATCTCGCGGATAAAGTCTGGATGATAAGTATGCTCAATAATATAAGCGGTTTGTTCAGAATGAATCTTCCATTCATTTAGGATGCCTGAGTGTAACTCATACTCCCAATTAGAATCATATCCACGCACAGGTGCTTTATCGACAGGGCGTTTAACGCGAGCCTTCCTATATCCTTTTTTTATTTTTGGTTTCAATGTACTGTGGGTATTCCTTCAAAGTGAATTTTTAATATAGCATACAACTCAAATAATAAGTCATCGTCTATGGTTTCTTCTTCTGCTAACTGTTTGGCGCAAAAAAATATTAACGCCTCCAATGTCAGCCCTTTCATTTTAGATCAGCCATACAGTAACTGTCTATATCTTTTTGTGGGGCCTGCCTAAACTTTCTTTTCAAAGTTCTTTTTATCCAGCGGGGTGTAAACAAAGAATTTCTATGTACACCTTGCTTGTAAAAGTAAGCATTCTCTGGTACGTATTGTTTATAGTTTTTACGCACAAGCTTGGCGGCTTCTTCTTCAGAGATAACACTACTCAGCCACTCAATAAAAATATCAATTGTCTTCTGGTTTATTTTTTTAGAAAGGCGTCTGTTCATTATAAACTTCCTCCACCCTTGGCGCTACTTCAACATGGCTTAAATATACAGGGCCAGTCGCATACTTAAAAACTCTCAGGCCCGTACCGTTGTTCGCATCTTTATAACAATCAAATTTATAAGGGCAATAGTTACAGTTGCGGTGGATCTTCATGTTACCTTTCTTTCCTTCAGGCACAGACTCATAACAGCGCGGTGGAGGCGTAGCCATCTTTAACGCTTTCTTTACGTTTTGTATTTGAGTATTGATGCTGGGCTTGTCAAGCTCCTCTGGGCGATATAAACATAACTCGCCGCTTTCTTTATTGATTACAAGAAAG